AGGCCAGGGAAGTTGTCTTTTGCGTTCAGCTTTGTGAGAGACGCTTTAAGCTTCTCAAACTCGCTTTGAACCTTCTTAGCGCTGCCACCCGTTTGACTGAGGAGCGCCTGTAAGCGTGAGGAGACACCACCAAGATTGTCTGCAGCCTCCCCTGTTTTATCAAAAGAAGTGGAGACTTCATCCATCGCCCCCTTGGTCTTGGTGGCGGTGTCTGCAACTTCTTTTTTGATTTGAGATGTGGCAACCTTGGTGCTCTCTACAATCTTCTGAGTACCACCACTCCATGCCTGACTCCAAAAGTCTATAGCATCAGTGAAAACTCCAGAGAGGTTCTCGGTTACTGCATTTGATTTTATAGCATCGGAGAGTCCAACAAGCCCTATCTTCACATCGTTTATGAAGCGATCAAAAAGAACCTTCATATCTGCCCATACCTGTTTCCAAACAACTAGCAGGTCTGTGCCCCAGGCAGTGAAGAAGTTTATTACATCGGTAAGAAAGAGTCCCGTTGCCTCGGTGATAATTGGTGCATGCTCTCTTAGTACCCCCATGAGGGCTGCCCACGCATTTGAGAACGTGTTTTTAAGTATTATCCCAAACGCCTCAACACCAAGAGTTATCTGATCCCAGAAGCCTGGAAGACCATCAACGATAGCAAGCATAGTTCCATAAATAACTTGCTTTGCTTCAAAGAAAACATTAGCAAGGTTGTCACGAAACTTATACGCAACCACTCCAGCGCCGACAAGGGCAGCACTAAATAATGAAAGCGGTGAAACCATCGCAAAGATGACACGACCAATAAGCATGCCTGCAGTTTTGAAACTTAGAAGCGCACTGGTAGTTCCAGTCAGTGAGAGCTTTAGCCCGTACATAATATCTGTGACATTTCCTGCGGGCTTTGAGAGAACAATTAAGAATCTTGAGATTGCAGGCAGGATTCCAGCAATAGCACCAAATGAGAATGCGAGCTGCCCAAGAATTAAAATGAGTGGCCCGATTGCAGCTGCAAGCAATCCAAACGCAGCACCGGCAGCGATGACAGGCTGAGGGAGTTGCTTTACCCAGCTTACAGCATCCTGAATATATGGAATCAATGCCTTGAAATAAGGGATTAGTGCATTCCCAATTGTGATCCCGAGATCTCTCAGATTATTAACGAGCGTTCTTACAATGCTATCGAAAGTGCTATAGAATTTTTCCGCCTCTGCAGCAAGGTCTCCACTGCCCTTAAACCCCGTTGCTGCTTCATTGAGAGCTCTTGTTAGTTCTGTATGATTACCAGCAAGCGATGTTACAAAGCGAATTAGTCTCTTCTCCTTAACACCCACCGCAGCAAGCGCCTGATCTACCTCTCCCGCACTCTTATCAAGACTGCCAAGGCTTGCTACAAATTTTTCAATAGCAGTGGATGGATCTGTTTGTATTAATTTCTTAAATGAAGCCTCAGTCTCCCCGGTTAAAGTTGCCAGGGTTTTCAGCGCATTTCCACCTTCAATAGCAGCTTTGTTGAAATTGATCTGCATTGTTTGTAAAGCAGAACCAGCAAGCTCTGCTTCAAGCCCTGCAGCTGTTGCAGCCGTAGCGAAACCAAGTATCTCATCTGCAGCAAATGCAGAAAGGTTTGCAACCGTACCCATCCTTTGAGCAGTGTCAAGGATGGCCCTTTCGTTCGTTGCAAACTTGTTACCAAGCCTGACAATAGCATCACCAAGGTTTCTTGCGTCATCATTGGTGAGACCTACAATATTTGAAAATCTCTTTAAGCCAATCGCAGCTTCTTCTGCGGAGAGGTTGGTTGATACCCCCATATCGAGGGCCACCTTGGTGAACTCCTTGAGATCGTTGGCTCCTACTCCGAGCTGCCCAATTACTTCACCGACCCTTGCGATCTCTGTGGCTGCAAATGGCATCTGGGTAGCCATTTGTCTTACCTGATCATTTAGTTTGGCAAATTCTGCGGGAGTTGCGTCTACGGTTTTTCTTATGCCTGTAAAAGCAAGCTCAAAGTCACTGGCAGCTTTCGTAGCACCGAGTGCAAGTCCCGCCATGGGTGCAGTTACCTGGGCGGTTAGTGTTTTACCAACATCTGTAAGTTGTCTTCCTGTTCTGTTGAAAGACTTCGATACCTTCTCAAGATTTTTGAGGACATCACCAAACTGTGCCCTCATTAATACTATTAAGGATGCGGTAACTTGAGCCATGCTATTTCCCTTTCTTCACAACCTTCCCGCCGAATGCGGCGTTAAGGGTTTTTGCCATAAGCATCATTTGATCTGGACTTTGCGTTTGCTGTCCATACTTAGGCATAAAGTCGATAGGCTTAAAGGCTTTTGCGCCTTTCTTCCTATTACAGTTAGCAATGGTCGATGCGACTATCCCTACCCGAAAGTCCTTCAGCTCCCTTTCTGCTTCGTACGTCTCAAGCAGGTAGCTAAACTGAACCGGTGTGAGATCAAGAAACTCGTCATAGGTTAAGCCCAGCTGCCCCATGGCAACTGACATCATGCTTAACCAATTGTAATCAGTCTCTACTGATCGCTTGCCGTAGCTTCTTTTTCGGGCTTTTTTTTCGCTTCGTCCTCACTCGAACGTGCAAACGCTTCTTCAAGCACCTTTTGAACTTCATCGTAACTCGCATCATCGAGAAGGTTTTCAATATCATCCAGAGTCAGCTCTGAGTGGTATCTTTGCAATCCTGCCCATAGAAGCTTAACGACAGAAGATGGGGAGTTTTCAATCTTACCAAGTGAAACTTGATCCATGAGATTGATTCCATACTCTCTGTCGAGTGCAATGATAGCTTTCATCCCAAATTTTACTTTGAGATCCTTATCCATCAATTTGATTTTTACGATAGGTGTTGCCTGTTTAGCATTTGACATTTTAGTTTCTCCGTTATGTCGTTATTACAGTTTCCTCGTTAGGTTGGAGCACGATAGAGGCGGTAGCTCTGTCGGCCAACGGTGTTGTCGGGGCAAACTGAATTACATAAGCACTAAATTCCCAGAAAGTGTTGAGCCTGCTATCCGCATCTTGACTCTGATCACCATCCGGGAATATTAACCGAAAGTTCCTGAGCGTACCTGTTTTCAGATCCGCAATCAGGTTGTTTAACTTCTCATCTTTTAAGAGGAGATTGCTCGCAAAGGTCAATTGACCTGTTTGAACCTTCCCGGGGATCCATTGTTCTGTATTCCCCGGAGAAGTGATCGTTTTTGCATCCACCATCTCCAATGACTGTGGCTGTGGAGTAATAGAAATGATTTCCGCAATCGGTAGAAAAATCTCCACTGGAGTCCCCCCATCTCCGACTTCAAGACTCATCCCGTAGCCGATAATGGGTTCTATATTTCCACCGAAAGCCATTCCCTATTACTCCACAGTTTAAATTTTAAAAATTACAGTTGAGTCGTAAATGTTGGCTCACCAGTAACTTTAATTTCCGAACTAGCGGAGAGCTTATCATCAATAGCAGCCGATGGCTCGAAACTTACTACGAAGCCACCAAACCCCCATCTTGCAAGCGCATCAGGCCAATCGATTCGGAAGTTCCTTCGTACTCGGGTCAAGAAGTCATCAATGAATCCTTGCTGGTTCAAGTTTGAAGGAAGGAAGTTGAGGTCGATAGAGACCGATCCCGGATCCTTAAGTGAAGCGATGTACTCTCTAAAAGCGCCGTTAGACTGCATGTGAGTAGTTTCAATGGTGTCCATAGAAAGCCCAGGGCCAGAGAGGTTAGTAACCTCAGCGACCACCTGAAAGATCTCATCAGCACCACCTGAAAGAGCGGTTTGTGCAACCTCAGCAACAACGCCCGTTCCATTCCCCAGAGGAGTAAGAACAACAAGGGCATCTGCAGCCGCGAATCCACGAACAGCATCAATCACTTCCTGAGCAGTAGCATCAACCGCAATACCATCTGCAGAGCGAAGGGTTACTGTAATATCAGTACCAGCAACGCCGACACTAGTTGCAAGTTGAACGCCGCTCAGCACGAGCTCAACTGTGATAGAATCACCAGCAACACCTGGATCTCGTGCAAGCCACGAAATTCCATTGTCGCCAGCACCGGTAGCGAGGGATGATTGAGTTCCACCATCACCTCTGTATAAGAGGGTTCCAAATCCTGAAACCGCATTAGAAATAGCCATGACAATTCTCCTTATGGTTGAATATTGTCTATTGGATCTTCACAATACCAGACACTCATTCTAAGTGTCCTTCTTCTAACTTTGTCCACATCCTCATAGAAATCAAACTCACTGGTGAGTCGAACTCCATTAACGTATGTGGTTCCCATATTGCCTTTGAAACCAATTAAAACTTTAATTACTGCATTAGCCAATTCTATGGTTTCAATATAGTCTCTCGCCCAGCAATCGAATTGATAAGAGCAACTCACCAATCCGCTCGATCCTCTGTCAAGAGAACCATGCCTTTCTCCCGAAACCCGGAAGTAGCTCAACAGAGGAAAGGTCGGGTTTTGATCTGGTATTCGTGGGTAGATCCTTTGCCCCACAATATCAGTAACATCCGTTTCACCTCTAAGATATGCAACGAGATCTTCTTCGAATAGTGCCACCTTACACTCCCTTTGGTACGGTTCTGCTAAGGTAGTCCTCTATTCCTTTTTGTATGTCTGTCTGTGCTTTTCTCACACCAAACTGCCCCCCAGGGCCATACACTCCTCTAAAAGCTGGTTCCCAAAATGGGTTCGGCGGAACACTCTTACTTCCATCTCCATAAGCACCCATTATTCTATGCCCAAATTCAACCATGTGAGCATAGTATGCCTTTCCTTCTTCTCTGCTCTTACCAGCATCAATTAAGGCATCTGCCGTATAAACCGTACCACCTCTTACAAAGCGGTTTCTTGCCATGATGGAGTTCTTTATCCCCCCATCGTCTACTGGCGCAAAACTCCTGGCCGTATCTGCCATTCTCTCGGAGATGGGTGCCATGGCCTTTTTTACAATCTTATTGGCCATACGCTTATTTAAGCCCTTGAGCGCGGCGGTCAGTTCTTCAACACCCTTTAGCTCAAAGTCTGTAGCCATTAGCCTTTAATCCCCGTTTCTTTTCTGTACTCTGCGGTTATCTCGAGGAAGTGCCTGTTTCTATCTCCAAGCGGAGCAATGTTCGTGATGTCGTACTGCTCACCCTCATACTCAACTCTCATTTCCTCGTGAACACCTTCCTTATAACGTATCTTAAACTTGTAAGTTCTGACAGCCATTTCTCGACCATCGATAAAAATCTCCTTGCCCAACCTTGGCACTACATATGCAAACGCCTTATGAAAGAGCGATGTTGTAATCTGTGGCTGACCAACGCTATCGAGCGTCTTGGAGATGTTCAGTATTCTTATAATCCGATCCATCTTACCGATCTGAACCATTATACAAACTCCTTCACTCTGTACGGTGCAAGAATCCAGTCAACAGTCTTTGGCACTACAGCAACGACAATACCTGGAGCCATGACCACTTCCTCTCTATTCTCAAAATAGTGCCCTATAGTGAGAAGTATGGCCTGCCTTATTGCATGGGGCACGGCACTCTGAGTGGCTCCATAGCCAGATGTGTACTCAATCGTTACGGCGTTGGGCACTCTTTTAGTCTCTGGCCAGATGTACTCCTCTTTCAACATCAATCTTCCCGGCTCAGTTTCAGTGTCAACGTCGTACTGACTGGCGGGGAGGGTTTGTAGCGCTCCATTCCCATCAATGTAATCAATCAGATCTACGGAAATTATTTTAGGGTTATCAAGAATTATCTCTCTACCCTCATTCCTTCTTCCGTGCATATGGGAGGGGTTGCGCCTCTCATTAATTTGCTCCTGCAAACTCTTTCTTGGATAGAAAGTATTGGCAGGGAAGCAGTCTAATGAGAGTCGCCATTGCTGACTAATTAGAGATCTCCTCAAGTTGCTCTCAACTGCCTGAGTGGCAGCGGTTATGAGAGCATCAATTAAGGTGTTCTCTTCATCATCAGTCACCCTCAGATGAAGCTTAGCCTCCTCCCGCGTTACGGGATTACTCGCTGGCTCCGTTATCCGATTCAGCGCCATCTTTTACCCCTTCCTCTGAAGTTGCTTTTTTAGCCGGTTCTTCGAGTTTCTCTGCCTGCTTGGCAGCTCTCTTTTGATCTCTCTTGAGTCGATTCCGTCTCTTATTGTTCACAGAAGCCCTCACTTCTTCAGGCTCCTTGGTTTTGACTTCACGACCCTTAAAGGGATCTGTGCCATGAGGAATAGCTCGCCCACTTTCTAAAAGCTTCTTTGCTTCCTCTTTCGGCAATTCAACGATAGAACCAGCACGATACTTGCCTGAACGATTAGCATGTTCAGTCTTGTGCTTGATTATAACTTTTACTTTTTCCATATTTTGCCCCGTGTGATACAGGGGATATGTATATCCCCTGTATCAAATTTTAATTAAGCAGCGAGAGTGATGAGAGGAGATTCCTGTCCATCATTCTGTGCTCTAGTAAGAGGCACGTCCCATGCATGCGTTCCATCAGCTCTGAACGAGAATCGGAAAACCTGCTCCTCATACAAGAACCTTACATGCATACTCATTGCAGTCTTAAGACCAGCTTTAGAAGCAAATAAGTATTGAGAAAGATCTGCCAACATGATGTCACCTTCAGAACCAAGCGCTGCGTTGTGCTCAGTAAAGATAACAGGACGACCCATTAAGAACCGTGCAGGAGCAACAGTAGCACCGGCATTCATTTGAATGAATACAGGATGCTGATCACCCGTAGTGGTCTTAAAGCTCATGTTCATAAGCTGAGGAAGGATTCTTCTGTTCGCGTAGTAAACAGCACGAGCATCAGAACGACCCCAGAGAGCAGTTTCCATGTTCACGATGTCAGCAAAACGAATCTCACCACCCGCAGTACGAGTAAGATCGAGCTTACATCCAGACTGAAGAAGTCCGAGAGGCTTACCAACTCCATCGCCGTTGTAAACAGCTTTATCGAGAAGGAATGCAATCTCTTCAGACATAGACTGTTGAATGATTTGAGATGTAGCAGTAACATCTTCCATCATTTCATCAGTGGCATATACGAAGCCTAAGAGCTTGTTCAGGTCGAGTTCGATCTGACGAAACTGAGGCTTACCAGCTGCAGTAGTAGAACCTTCAGCTACCCATGCGGCAGTAACTCCACCCCATCTGTTGCCATCAGTTCTATCAGCGTCATCAATGGCATTGATTTTAATGCCAGTGTTTCTACCGCTAAGAGGGATTTGACGAGCTCTTGGAAAGAGTACGCCAGTATCGAAAGCCTTAGAGATAAGCTCCTCAGAAAGAGGCTGATCTACGAGGAATCCACCATCGGCATCAACAGCTTCATTGAGACCAAGCCCTGCGCGTTGCTCCTTATTTAATCCATCGGGATTATAAAGGCGCTCATCACGCTCAGTGCGAGCGGTGTGAGGATTAGAGGCATGTACGAGGGACTCAATGAAGTCTCCAAAGCCTCTCCACTGACTCTTAAGCTCAGGCTCACTAAACTCTACTCGAGTCATACCCGAATCCTTGTCAGTGTCCTTACCAAGATCCTTGGCACGAGACTTTGAGTCATCCTTTACAGAAACCTCTCCAAGACTCTTTTCAGCATCTTCCTTAAGAGCAATCTGCTTCTTAAGTCGAGATTCAGTCTTTTTAAGATCATCAAATTCTTTTTGCTCACTTTCGGTGAAGTCTCTCTCTTCTTCGATTGAGACATCAAGTAAGCCATTAAGAGATTGAAGCGTGTCACTTCTCTCTGCTTTAAGCATAGCTAATGTTTTCATGGTTTTACCCTAAAAAATAAAAATAAAAAATTGATATACGTGTAGCGTTTGCGTGGATCCGCTTCTATCGACAGATAGTGGTAGGAAACTTGCTGCAAAGATGAAATAGCGACAGCTCCTCAGTCCCGCAGCACCAGTATTTTCAGTTTAAAGGGAAACACTTTCTAGTTCAATAGAAATTTTTTCCTTTAATCTCTTACGCCTCTTGAGCTTCTCTTCGAAGTTTTCTTCTTTTTGAGGCTCAGTTTCAGGCGCAGATTCTGATTTTTCTTCAACTTCAGGAGCTGTTTTTTTGAAAAATTCAGCCAATTCTTCACGAATTATGAGACGAATTTCATCATTTTTTGGCTCATTTTCAGTCTCTTTTGCATCATTTTCAGTGCTAGAAACGTCGTTTTCACCCTCTGTTGAGCGCTTTTCAATACCCTCTGGCCTGTTATCGTACACTTCCTTAAGGGATCGGACTTCAAGGGGTGTACTGTCGCCCTTTTTCTCTGAAACCTCAGTCTGAGGGTATGCAGGAAAGGTGACAGGTGAAACGTCAAAGACGTTCAGGTTACGAAGCTCACGAACAAGATTACCATCCCTGTCTTCATACCAGGAGTCGCCCTCTTTGCCGAGAGTAAACCCAAAGCTCATAGCATCAATGATGCCAGCTCGGATCTTCTTCATGAGATCTCTACCTTCGGTAGTGTCAACAACCTCAATCTCTACAGCAAGACCAACTTCATCCTCTCTCAACTTAAGAGAGCCTGTTTTACCACCATCACGAGTACGAGCAATAGGCTTTGACATGTCATGCTCGATTAGGGCCACTACATCTGCGCCTCTTTCAAGGGATTCGCGGAAAGCGCCCGGGAGGATCTCTTCCTCGAACCATCCGATCTTAGTTCGCTGGTTAAAAACTGCAGCATAACCAACAAGTGTAAACTTCTCTTCTTCACCTTCTGCCCGCTTTTCAATTTTTAGGGCAGTGGTCTGAAAGCGTATTTCTCTCTTAGCCATCTTTTTCTCCTTCAATTAGGTTACGGGCAATTGACATTAACGTGCCGATGTTAGCCCTGATAACATCTTCACCCTCCCACCGATCAGTAATCCACTGCATGTCAGAAAGGAGACTGTCCTTTCTGCTATCGGTGAATTGTTTTCTAATCACATCCTGGGAGATTTGTACTTGCTGTTCTGCAAACATGCTTACCGCCTCAGTGACAATGCTATCAATAGAATTAGCACTATCAGCTAATGTGTTCACTCGAATATACGTTTCAACACATGGGCGTAGCTCTCGTTTTAAATAATTTTCGTGGGTCTCGTAAAACTTCTCGATATACTTAAGAGGAGCGTCTCGCTTCATAGCCTTGTTTACAGCTGTGGCCTCTTTGTATTTACATCTCCTAAAAGCATCATAGAAGACTGGTTCAAGGTGTGATGAGAGATCTGGTAGCGCCCTTGGAGACTGTTCTGTGCTCCCTTGAATATCACCAGTGCTCTCACCTTCCTGCGCAGGCTCTCCCGCATCTTCGCTAGGTTCGTTCAGTTCTGGTGTTGGTGAGTCTGATTCAAGCAAGCGATCTACGTCCTCAAGAACTTCTGCATTGGTCATGTTTACAGGTGCCCAATAAACATCCCCTTCGCTTCCTATGGGATTCATTCCCTCAAGAGCTCTTACATCATTTGCTGAAAGCCATCCATTCTGACGACCAATAGCATAAGACTTATATCGACTCTCGAGATCTCCTCTTAAAAGATCTTGAAGCCTGTACTCAACAAAAATCCTCTTATCTCGAGGGTTGCTCAGTAAGTCTCTTACAATCGACTCCTGCCATCTTACTGCATGTGGGAAGATAGTATCCTGAGCAAACTCGATAGACTGTTGCTCAATGTTAGAAAAGGTGGCCCTATCAAGAGACATTAGCTTGTGAAGCTGAACCCTGAAAACCCTTGCTACTTCTTCCACTGAAAATTTTCTTGACTCGAGCCATTGACTGTCTTCGCTGGTAAGTTCTATTTGCTGAAAGGTCATCCCTTCTTCGAGCACTGCAACTGAGTGAGAATTTTCAATCCCCCCATACGCATTCCGCCAGCTTTTTCTGAGCCTGTCTGCGCCGTCCTTCTGCAGTCTCCCGGGGTGCTGTAAAACACCTGCGGGCTTTGCCCCCTGTCCAAAAAGCCTTGAACCGTGCTCTTGCTGAGCCAGGCCAAGACCGATGGTTTCTCTCGCTGCAGAAATAGTGCTTATTCCAATAAGACCGTCAAGGGTCATATTTTTAAGATGAAAAATCTCGTCTTGATCAAAGACAATTACCTCACCGCTCTCGGGTGGCCTGTATTCATATTCAACGCGCCCCTCTTTGTTCATCTTAGGAGTAACCCTTGCAGGGTGGATCGGGATTAGCTCAATTGGTCTCCCAGATGAATAAACTATCTGGGAGTAAGCGTTACCTCGAAGCAGCATGTGCGCCTGCATCATTTCCTTCCACTCCATGGGAGTCTGCCATGAGTTTGGAGATCTTCTTAGGAGTTGTGCCACCTGGTGATTGGGCACTTCTTCTTTTGAGCCATCTTTCTTGAGTTCAAAGGTTACAATTGGAAGGGATGCCAGGCTTTCTGAGATTACTTTTACACAGGCATATACGGCACCAAAGGTGAGGGCAGTTTCTGCCGTTACCGTTTTGCCTGAGAATGTATTTACGTGGGGCAGAATGGAATTGAAGAAGAAATCACTGATCTCTGAGTTGCTCCTCTTTTCCCCGAACAACGATCTGACTTTCTGAAATATAGACATAAGCTATTTATACGTTACGGGAAACGGAGAAGACAGAGCAAAGATAGAATTTTCGGCTTATATGTAAACATATTAAATTAAAGTTAAATTACGGTCAAACCTTTATCTTGATATTGACTATTATTATTTCCACCGCGAAGCGCCGCTCTCCCTGTAGCCATGGCAAGGGCCACCATTCCATCAATCCTTTCGGTGGATTCCTTTTTGGAGAGCTTTATGTTCCCTGCGGCGTCCTCTTCGATAACTGCGTTTGATGCATTCCATCTTAAGCACGGATTGTTGTTATGCTCAAGGACTTTTGTGCGTATGAACGCCTCGAGACGCTTACAGGGATCTGACATGGAACGATACCCCTGCCCGAAAGGAACTACAGTGAACCCCTCCCTATCGAGATCCTGGGCAATCTGCTCAGCGTTCCATCTGTCAATTATCACTTCCTGGATATTGTAGATCTCGCTCAGCTCAATAACCTTTTGGTAAATAGCCCTGTAGTCAATTGCACTTCCACTCGTCCCTAATATCTGCCCCTCTCGCATCCATGTCGTATAGGGCACACCGTCTCGAACATCTCTATCTCTGGCATTCTCTTTAGGGACAAAAAAGTAAGGGACTACAACAA